TTGGCGTGTATGGCTTGCTTTCCACTTGCTTAAGCTCGCCGAATTTATTGTCGTAAATAATCATGCCACTGTCATTCTCTGCGCTTAAGTTTTCCTCTGTAAACCTCTGCCGCTCTTTTTTTATGTCCTCTGGCTTCAGCATATTTGCCACCTTTGCCAGAAAACGTATATTTGCAGAATTTTTGACGGCATTTATAATGCCCTCATTCTGCGTATGTATCAGCTGCATTGTTGGCTGTAGCGTGCTGTTGTCCTCTCCGAAAAGGTCGTCTTTATATTCAAAGTCTGTCAGTATCCCCACCTTTTCAAATTCAATAGCGCCATACTCGCCATTTGCAAAAAGATAGCGTAGATATATGCCGCCGTTTACTTCCCTTACCTCGCACCGTTCCGCTCGCAATGGATACCAGCCGCAAAGCGTCCCGTTCTCGTCCTCGATAGGCACAATAAAAGCGGTGTGTTCCACCGCTACATAGGTCGCCAGCCTTTTTATGAATTTTGTAGTATCCATGAAATAGTTAGGTTTGTACTGTAGCGTCTTTTCCAGCCGCTTTAATGCGCTGCCCTCTATCTCTGGCTTTAGCTTGCTGCAATGCGTTGCAAAGCTGTTTATTGCCGTTCTGGTTAAGTCCATTTCATATACGCCGCCGCTATAGCTGGTAAATGTAGGGCTGTACCCGTTAAGCATCTTGAAATAATTTCCCAGTGCTTTTAATTCTTTTTTGTGAAAAAGATAATCTAAGAATTTGATACCGTCCACTCTCCTTTCTATGCGGCGTTTTTAAGCAGCTCGCCGCACTCTTCCCAGTATTTCTGCCGTACCGTCATAGCGTCTATGACGGATACAAAGCCGTCGATATGCGCCCGCTGCTCTATCTTTATCGGTCTGAATTTCCTTGTTTCCATGTTGTGCTTAAGCGCAACATTCAAGAAATGTGTCTTTAGTAAATTGTTGTCTGCAATCTTAAAATTGCCGTCTTTTATGATGCCCTCAAATTCCCGTATGACTGGCGTTAAGTTCTCCCCTTGATGCACGTCGTCTGTCTGGAATCCGTAGTCTTTCAATTCCTCAATCAAATATTTTGCCATGTATCGGTCATACCCTATTTTGAGTATGTAAATGCCGTATTTCTCCACCAGCCCCGTAAACCATGCGTATACGTCGTGGTAGTCTACGTAGTTGTCGCCGCTTAAGGTTATCAGCCCCTTTTTAACAAAAATGTCATACGGCACGCCGTCCGTAGCCTGCAAGGTTTCCACCCTGCCCCGTGGCATAAAGAATTGAGTGAACGCATAAAGCACGCCGTCCCTTTCAATTACCACGCTGGCTGCGGTCAAGTCCGTTGTCTGGCTTAAGTCTATGCCGCCCACGGCGTAGCAGTCCCTAAAGTCCTCTAAGGTCTTTTCAATGCCTGCGCCGTCCACCGTCGCATATTCCAGCCATGCAATAGAGCTGTTCTGCTTGATATTGCAATATTTTGTTAAAAACTCTGCCCGCTTGCTTAAGCTGTTTTCTGCTACCGCTATCTCGTCCATGAAAAAGCTCTCTGGTACAGATACCCCCATGTTAGGGTTAGCTTTCTTAAGCTCTTCTATATCGTTCCACTTTTCCACGTCGTCTATCATGTATAAGAACGGCAAAAGCCGCCTTTCCTTGCTGTTACCCTTTAAAAAGCTGGTGCTGCGTTTCATCAGCTCGTCGTATATGCTGTCGTTTATGTAGCCTGCGGTACTGATAGACAAAATCATAGGCTGGCGGCGTGCGCCTAAAGCAGACTTCATAACCTCATACTGTTTTAGCCCTGCGTCGCCGCTCCATGCCGCCATTTCGTCACATACCACCAGCTGCGGGTTAAAGCCGTCAGACTTCTTGGCGTTAAATGCGATAGGCTTTACAAAGCTGTTTGTTTCCTCATAGTAAATATCGCTGCGCCGCTTTTTCGCCAGCTCGTTTAGCTCGTCCTCTGCCTGCACCATTTTATAAAAACCGTCATATACAAGCGTTGCTTGGTCTAATTTCGGCGCTAAGCAATAGATTTCCTGCCCGTACTCTGGCTCTAGGTATACCATGTATGCAATAATCGCAGATGCAAACAAAGATTTTCCGTTTTTTCTGCCAATTACTATAAAAATCTCACGGAAAATGCGTGTTTTTTCTGCGTCTTGTATGCCAAAAATTACAGAAACTATGGCTTTCTGCCATAGTTCCAGTTTGATTAAATCGTTGCGCCCCTTGCTGTGGTGGCAAAAATTTTCTATAAACTTTATAGCCTTGTTTGCCGCCTTTGCATTAAAAAAATACTCCTGCTTTTCCAGCCCGTCCACAATGATTTTATAGATTGCTTTTATCCATTTTCCCGCTACAATTTCGCCGCTTGTAATCTTAGCGTGGTACTCATAGATATAGTTTTTATACGGCACTTTCGCCTACTCTTCCCGCAGCGCCTCTAGCCTGCTTTTCTTCCGTTTCGCAGCTGGTACTAAATCGGTCAGCTGCTTAATGACTGCTGCATAATTCTTGCTTAATGCTATGTACGTGTCTGCCTCTGGGCTTTTCTTTGTCCCGTACTGGTTCTCGCCGTTCTTGTACTCGCTCGTCCAGCCGTCCTGCTCTATGATTTCCTGCAAGTCGTCAAGCTCCACACTCATAAATGCAGCCTTTTCTATCAGCGGCGTTACTAAGTTTTTCTTATTCTCGTCTAAGTCCTTGAAAATCTTCTTAAGCCTGCTCTTCTCGGACTTAATTCGCTGTTCTTTTGTCTTTTCCGTCTTTGTCGCCATTCCTTTTACCCCGCTTTCCTCTCCTGCGCCCACCACACCCCCTACACCACGTATGCGCACGCCCGTAGGGTAATTTTAGGGTATCCCCCTCGGTATTTTCCCCCTTTAATTATTTTTCTGAATAGGGGGGACTATGCGCCCGTCTGCGTCAAAACCATACCGCAGCTTTGGCGCTCGCTTATGATGCTCTTTATTATGGCAGTCTTGGCATAGCGCCTCTAGGTTATCCCAGTTAAGCGTTATGTTTGCGTCGTTAATGTTTGCCCGTGTTATGTAGCGCTTGTGGTGTGCCACCTTTGCAGGCTCTCCGCAGCGCTCGCATATATAATCTTGTGACATTAAGTAAGCGGCTCTGGTATTCTCCCATGCCGCCGATAGATAGAAACTCTTAGCCCATGCTTTCATACTGTCCCCGCTCCTTTCCCTTTGTATTCCCAGCGCCCTAAGTTTCATGCGCTGGGTGGAGGCTAAAGAATGAAAACAAAAAAGAGTAGGCTACTGCTGCCGCATCACGGCTAAGCTATCGCCTACTCTTTTCATGTTACCATTATACAGCTTTCAAATTCCCATGTAAACACCACGTTTTTACCACGGTATTACCACGCCTGCTGCCAGCCTGCTATTTTAGCTTATCCTCGTCTATGCCCCATAACAGTACCGACAACTCATTGATTATGCCAGTTACCCAGCGCCTCGGCGTGTTCTTCCCCGTCCCCAGTTTCTCTGCTATTGCCTCATAGTCCCAGCCCTGCATAAAGTACAGCTCAAAAGCGTTATACTCTATTTCCCTGCCTGCCATTCTGCGCCTATGCTCTATCTCTTCTACCGCCTTGTCTATGTGTGCTGTCATAATCAGAGTTTTAAAACGGCTGCGCCTCACGCTCTCTAAGTACGTCCTCTGCTGCTCGTCGGTCATTCCCTTAAGCTCTAACTGCTCGCCGTCGCTTATGGCGTTCTCGATATGGAAAGCGGCATCACGGTAGCATTTCATAAGCGTAAAAGTATTGTGGTACTTATCACGCTTGCGCTCTTTTTCTTCCTGCCTCTTGTACTCGGCTACTGCTGCCCGTGCCACTTTCTGTATCAGCTGCTCTACCTCTGGCGTTACTTCAATCGTTGTTTCCTGCATCTTCCTTGCCCTGCCTTTCATTCATTTTTATCAGCCGCCCGTCAATATCCAGCAGCACCATAATTACAATAACCATTAAAAAATTAGTCATGCCTGCTCTCTCCTTTCCTGCACGGTGGAAACGGACAGCGCCTACAGTCCCGCTTTTCGCAAGTCCCCTTGTAGCTCTCTCTGTATCTCTGTTTATCTTCAACACTCCAAAACACTACCCTTGTTTTTATCCCCGCATCTTCCAGACGCTCTTGTATCCCTCTAAGCTCCCGTCTATAAAAATCTTCTCTATGGCTCATACCCCGCCTTGTGTAATCTAATGGCGCTGCCTCTGTATCTAGCAATTCTTTTAAAATCATTGCTGTTGTTTCCCCGTACCGTCTGAAATGTCCCAAAACTATAAAGCTCTTTTGCCATGTAAATAACTTAAATCCTAATGCCGCCTCAATACGCTTAAATAATTCCTCGTATTCTGGGTAAGGATTTACATAAATCCAGCCGTTGCCTTTTTCGCTCATTTTAGCACCCCGCTTTCATACGCCGTAATGACTGCTGCCCGTAAGCCGTCTGCTGCATCATTCCTGCGCTGTATCCTATCTGGGCTTGTCTGCCTTATATGCTCTAAGTGGTCGCTCTCTAATATCTCCGCTATCTTTTCTGCTGCCTTTTGGCTATATGTAACGGCTCTAAGCTCATCAGCGCCGCCCAGTGCGTTTATCTCATACACTGCATGAAAGCTGCTGCCGTATTCCCTCACTTGCCAGCTGAATGTACGCCCCTTAATCTCTATCGGCTGCACATTATCGGCAACATTCCTGCATACCGTCCCTGCCGTATCAAAAGCCCCGCCCAGCCCCCGCATAAAAGACGCTAAAGCGTTTGTAAATGCCTCTGCCGCTCTTGTGGCTACAGATGCAAGGTCTATGCGGTTTATATTCTTAATTGCCTTTTTCGCAAGCCTGCGCTGCTTGCGCTTATCCAGTTCTAAAGGTGGGTTTACTCCATGCAGTTTTTTATAATTCTTTTTCCACTGCCTATACTTCATGCTGTTCTACCTCTCTTTCCCGTGCTATACCTTTTACCCAGATAACCGCCCCTTGTGGGTGCTTATACGGTATCGGCTTTTGGTACTGCACACAATTTTCAAGTACCCATGCGTAAGGAACACTGTAAGGCAGGCTTTCCCAGCCCGCCTCTATACAGTGCTTTCCTCTGTTTTTCTCGTACCTCTCTTTTGTAAGCTCTATGCAGTCTACAATATCCACTTGTCCCATAATGTGACTGCTGCCGCTTTGGATTAAATATATTGTGCCTCTCTTTTTTGTCCTGCTGCCCCGTATTTCCCAGCTTTTCAAGCCGCTTAAAATCAGCCTTAACCACTTTTCTTTGATTATCAGCCCGTCCATGCCTACTGCCCGCCTTTCTGGTAGTCCTCAATGCTCATTTGTCCCGCTATCTGCTCTGCCCCCCCCGCTGCGTCCTGCGGCTCTGTCTGGCAGCGCAACATGATTTCATGCAGTAAATATAAATCGTCCTCGCTTACCTTGTCTGCCTGCTGCATAATCTCCCTTGCGGTAAATACTACCCACTCCGTATTATTCCAGTCCTTTTGCGGCGTGTCCGTTTCGGACACCTTTAGCACGGCATCTGCGGCGGCTTTCGTTGCGGCGCTTACGCTCTCCTTTACCCACTCCCGCAGTACCTTTGCGTGCTGGGCGGCTAATTCTGCCTCTTTTGCCTTTTCCTCTGCCTCTTCCCGCTTGCGCTCTGCCTTTTCTATCTCTTTGTCACTCTCTTCCTGCTGCTTTTCATAATCCCGCTGCGCCTGCTCTGCGTCCTCTGCGGCTTTGGCTGCTGTTTTCTCTGCCACCTTTGCGGCTATCTCCTTTGCCCTTATGTCCTCGCCCGCTGCCACTTTATCAGCAATAGCTTTCTGCTCTTCTGGCGGCAGCTTTGCAGCCTCATAAGCAGCAGTGATGCCCATATTGCCGCTCTTAAGCTGCTCTTTTACCTCTGGCGTGGCGTTATTGTTTATGCTCTCCATTCTGGCTACGTTTGTGCTGCTTTCATTCAGCATAGCGGCTATCAAATCCCGCATTTTTCCTTGTATCTCTAGCCCGTCCTCTTCCTTTGCCCGCATCAGCGCCGCTTTGGTGCGCTCTACTAACCTTGTTTTCTCATATGCCGTAAGCGGCTGCGTGTATCCGTTGCCAGCCAGCAGCCGCAGCTCATACATAGCCTCGCTCATATCCATATAGCGGTAAAGGACTTTTTTATACTCCTTATGTCCCCGCTCCAAATTCAGAATATTAGCGGCGTTGCGTCTGTGTCCGTCGATTATGAAATACTCGCCCTTTATCCTCGCTAAAACCGTTGGTTGCTCTTGCCCTACGTGTAAAAAGCTGTCTGCCAGTTCCTCTATGTTCTCTAAGCTCTGGTGCGTGTTCTCCTGCGCCGCCTTTACCTCATACGGGCTTAAATAAATCTCTTTGTATCCCTCTGCCGCTGTTGGCGCTCCCGCTGCCTTTGTCTTTGCGTTCAAAATGTCATTTATACCAAACTTTGCCATATTCTTTACCTCGCTTTCATCTTTTCACACAATGTTATGTCTTTTTCTTGTACGTGTATTTTCTCTTCGCTTTCTTCCCCTATATGCCTAGCCCACCAATCATTTTTTAACGCTTGGCAGTACCTTACCCCTGCACCATTTCCACCACGCCCAGCATTATAACGTTTCCCGCATAATATGCACTCAACAAATCTATATCCTGCTATCTGATAATCTTTTCTATAGTTTTCTTTTCCCATTTTCTTTACCTCGCTTTCCCCGTATATGCCGTCACAAATTTCTTGTACCCCTGCGCCGCCCCGCAGCACGGGCTATACTCATAGATAGGCTTTTGCAGGAAAGAATTTTCCGCTACTTTTTTTGAATATCTTACAATCCCCAGAATATTATATATTCCCTGCTCTTCCAGCCACTCCACGCCTGCGCTCTCCCCGTCCGTGTTCTGGTATGACGTAATCAGAACGCCCGCCAGCTTAATTGCTGGGTTATACTCTTTTACGTCCTCTATCTGCTCTGCCACAATGTCCAGCCCCTCTAAAGCGTAATTATCCAGCTTTACGGGTACTATAACCTCGTCCGTTATTGCCAACGCATTTATCACGTTAAGCCCTATGTCTGGCGGGTTATCTATGATGCAGTAATCATAGTGCCATAACTTGCAAGCGCTATACCGCTCCGTCTGGTTTTCGTTTTCCTCTTTGGTTAAATTCCATGTAGCGCCGAAAAGTGACATATTCGCCGTGATAATGTCTATGCCCTCATACTCCGTATGCTGTATTATTTCCTCTGGGTTTAACCATTCCCCGCTAAGCAGCTTTGTTATCGGCGCTACGCTCTCTGCGTCGTATCTTCCGTATGCCTTGCTTAAGTTACCCTGCTTGTCATTATCCAGCAGCAGGACTTTATAGCCCCTGCGGTAAAGCTCATACGCCATATTTGCCGCTGTAAAGGTCTTGGCTACGCCGCCCTTTAAGTTCAAAATGCTTATTGTTTTCATTCTCTGCCTCTCTTTCTGCGCCGCCTCTAGCGCATTGTAATTGTTTCCTGCTCTTGTGTAAGCTCTTCTGGGTGCAGTAAATACCGCTCTATCAGTTCTGCCGCTGGCTGCCAGCCATAGCATACCGCCGTATAATATCCCTGCTGCCGCAGATACTCTAACCAGCGTTTCTGATTGTCCGTTGTGGTATTCTTTCCAGCCTTAAGCTCTATGTACAGCCCGTGGTATCCTGCCCGTACTGCTGGTAGCACAATGTCTGGCACTCCCGCCTTAACGCCCTGCCTCTTAAGCGCCGTGGCTGTCGCCTTGTCCCTTTTGCCGCCGTTTGGTACATGATGCAGATACTCTAACTCTGGCATACGCCCTTGCTGGTATGCCGCCCAGCTAAATAGCGCCTCTTGATGCCCGCTCTCGTCGTCCAGCCTAAAGTTCCTCATGTTCCCGCTCTCTCCTTTCCGTGGTTTTCCTCTCTTTCGTTCTGCGCCAGCACATCTGCCCTGCATATACTGAAATACTCACACCATATGCAGCAGTGCTTACAGTTCTTGCCTTTCTGGAATAACCAGTATATAAGCCTCTGCCTCATTCCCTATGCCCCTCTGTCGTCGTTATCGTTCCAGCGTTCCCGGTTCCTCATATCCTCGCTGGCGTGCTTTATGGCTACCGCCAGTGCGCCTACTGCTGCCAGCCCCGCACTCAAAAGCCCTGCCCCTATGACTGCTGCCGCAATCCCTATAACCTTTACTGCCTGCATCTTATCCCCCCTCTTTCTCCATTTTTACAAGCGTGTATCTGAAATACCCATATCCGTAATACTCTGGGCTATGTACTCCCTTGCTTACGCTGTCCTTGTCTACGTAGTAGCCCTTAATCGGTCTTGCCTCTGCCTTAAACCATTCACGGCTTGAAATTATCCGTATCTCTGGCTCTGGTCTTACTAAATTCCTGCTGCAATTCCAGCGCTTGCCTTGTAGCGCCCCGTCCTCTGCTTTTCTGTGCGTATCCGTGTATTTAATCAAATACGCTGCCAGCTCCGCATAGTTCCCGCTATCGTCCAGAGGGAATACTTTTACTCTGTTATGCCCCTCATACGCCTTATACCAGCACTGCTGCAATATCTTTGTGTCTATCTGGTTTATGACTAAATGATGATGCCTTGCGCCTTTCTTGCCTATCTCCATTACGTGTATGTATTTAAACTCTAGCCCAGCCTTTTTATACTTCTTGCGGCACTCCCTTAGAAATATATCTATGTCTTTGCGCATCTGCTCTTTTGTTCTCTCTGGCTCTCCCTTTTTCCGTATGTAGTCCAGCACTAAATGATAGTCACCGTATCCGTAATTTGCATTTATCAGAATACGCAGCTTTCTTTCTGCCTGCCTTGTGTTTATTTTCTCCTGCTGCTCTGTGGTGGGCTTAACCTTATCCCCCCTCTTTATCCCCTGCTTTTTATATCTGCTCGTAAAATAGCGCTCTACCTCTATGGTTTTACCCGCCCTTGTAATCCTCTCAACGTATGGCATATTTTTTACTCCTTTTTGGCTATCCTTGTCCTAAAGCTAATACTTTTATCAAGTGATAAAGCAGGCTCGCAGCCCGCATTTTCCTTGATTTTTTCGCCATACAGTGATATACTGGGTTTAGGTTGTAAAAGCTGTATAGCTTAGCCCCTATGGTATTCCCGTACCGTAGGGGCTTTTCATTTTATCCACTTGTAAAATGCGTTTCCGCATACTCATAAGCCTGTCTGCAAGACTCTTTGCAGTAAAATAATGCACAGGTATGAAAGTGCCTGCCTTTGCAGAAATCGCAGGCGTGGAAGTGCGCATATCGCTTTATAGCCGCCTGTCTCTGCCGCTCCTTGCACTCCATGTAATAACGCAGCTTATCTGCATTTACTACCTCAATCCCCAGTGCGTCCGCCGTCTGTATTTCCCGGCTCATGCCCTCGCTTATCCCATACTTAACGCCCGCGATCACAAAATCGCATTTTTCCAGCAGTGCTAAGCCTGCTGCCATTCCTGCCGCCCGTTCCTGCGGCTTGTCCTCATTTAAGCATTGTGTCATGTATAAATGCGGCGTGATCGGCGCTAAGCCCGCCTCTATCGCCTGCTTTGTAAGCGCCTGTGCATACTCTATGTGCCTGTCAAGCTCCGCGCCGTCCTTTGCCCTGTACGGGCTGCATATGTATACCATCCTCATTCCTGCCCGCCTTTCCCCTCTGCCCGTACTCTGATAAGTTCATTGTCTACCAGATGCTCTGCTATTTTCATCATGTCAGCCGGGCTATCGCCTGTTAAAAATCCGCAGTCCCGGCAGCATTGTATATAGCCGCAGATCGTGTAATAATGCTGGAATACGTCAAACTCTGTTTTTGTATACTTAAGCCTGTCAATAAGTAAAGTTAGATTTTTAACCGCCTGCATACCCAGTGCGCCGCCTGCGCCCTCTATCGGTATTTCTATACGCGTCGCCTGCGGTTCGCCTTTGCTATTTGTGATTGTTTTTGATCTCATTTCCTGCCTCTCCTGTCCGTTTAATGAAACTTACTGAAATCTCGTAAACCGTCCTTATTTCCTTTTCTGTCTGCTTAAGGTATTCCCGGCTCTGGCATCTTCCCAGCAGCTTAACCTTATCACCCGGCAGCCAGCCTGCTACCTCGTCCGCGTTCTCCTGCCAGCAGATACAGGGAATATAGCAGCTTGTCCCTGTAAGCACGTTTTTTACCTCTACGAAAATGTCTGAAATGCGTTTCCCCCTCGGCGTTTCCCGGTATGTCGGCTTATATTTCAGCTCGCCCACAAGCGCTATGTCATTTTGCAGCATTGCTTTAGGGCTTAAGCCTATGTATTCTGCCAGAATGAATACCAGCACTTTACCGCTCTTAAAATCTTTAAGCGCCTGCTGCCGCCCGGATATTAAAAGCCTGCTGCCCGGCAGGAAATAATTTTCAAGCCGCAGCCCGTCCCCGGTCTTTCCCCGGTCTACTGCTGTCTCTGTAAAGGCTACTATTACCTCGTCAATAATGCCGCTCGGTCTTTTCGTCTCGATCTTTGCCAGATAGCCGTTGAACCGCAGCCCGCATATGTCCGTTACCTCTTCCAGCTGCGTAAGCTCCCCTGCCAGCCATGCCGCGTTGCTTATCCTGCCCTTTTCCGTCAGATCGTC